TATGAAAATACAAATAGATACAGATGTTTTACTTAAAAATGATATTACATTAGATGAATATTTTATACTTTATTGTATATATAATAAAGAATATAATTTATTATTTTTAATTTATAATTGTTCAGAATCTGTTAATTTATTAAATGATTTACTTAAAGGATTAGAAATAAAACAATTTTTAAAGAATACTAAAGGTATTGTAAATCAAATTGGAGATTTAACTTTAGTATATTTAAAAGCTAAAGGTAATGATTTATTTGAAGAAGATTTAGATAATCCTGAAAAATTATTTTTAGAATTTTGGAATTTATATCCTTTAAAAGTACCTGATGGTAAAGGTTCTTATAGAATATTAAGATCTAAAGATTCTGAAACTAAACAAGCTAATGAGTTAAAGAAAAAATACTTTATATTAATTAAACAAGCTGGTACTCATACTAAAATAATTAAAGGTTTAACTGGATATTTAAGTAATATGAGAAATAAAATGCAATTTGTTGTAGGTATCGAAGTATTTATAAATCAAGCTTTATGGGAAAAATATTTAGATGAAAATATAGTTGATAATAATACTGAAAGATATGAAGCTATATAAAAATCAAATAATAGGAATGTTGATGTATGCAGTCTGTCATATTCATTATGTTAATCATTATCATTTTATAGCTCCTTTTAGATATAGACATGTAGATTATCTTTGGGATAGCGTAGCTTATTAATAAAATTATATGAGTAAACTTAGAGAAAGAATTAAAGAAGGTTTAGCAGGTAAATTTCAAGGACTAGCTAATGGATTTAAAAGATTAAATACTTACATATTTGGAATTCAAAGAGGAGTTTATATTTTATTAGGTGGTCAATCAGGTACTTTTAAAACTACTTTAGTAGATTTTATGGCTTTAAATGCTATGGAGGATGCTGAAGTTAAAAAAATTAAATTACATTTATTTTATTATTCTTATGAAATTGAAGAATATTCTAAAAAAATGAATTGGTTAAGTGTTTTAATTTATAAAAAATATGGTATAATAATACCTCCTGAAAAAATTAAAGGTTTAGGTGATAATAGATTAGATATAAAAGAACAAGAATTAGTTGATTCAGAAATTGATTATATAGATGATTTATTTACTAAAATTAATTTTAGATTTAAACCAACTAATCCTACCGGTATTTATAATGAATTGTGGAAACATTTTGAATCTATTGGTAAATTTGAATATGAACCTTATATAGATAAAAATGGTAATAAAAAACAAAAAATAGTTAGATATATACACAATGATCCTAATAGTTATACTTTAGTTATATTAGACCATTTATTATTATTACTTAAAGAAAGAGGTTTTACTGATAAAGAAGTAATAGATAAAATGTCAGAATATATGGTAGAACTTAGAAATCTGTTTGGATGTAGTGCTGTTTTTATTTCTCAATTTAATGATGGATTAAGTACTGTAGATAGAGCTAAATTTAAAGGTATTGACTTATCACCTCAAATGACAGATTTTAAATCAACTAGAAATCCTTATGCTGATGCTTGTGTGGTTTTAGGTACAATGTGTCCTTATAAATTAGATATGGATTTATGTTTAGGTTATGATATTAAAAAACTTAAATCTAATATGTTAATGCTTAAAATATTAAAAAACAGATTATCATCAGATAGTGTAAGTATTGGATTATATGTGAATCCTAAAGCTGGTAGTTTTGAAGAATTACCAAAAGCTAAAGAGATGACAACAAAAGATTATGAAAAATATATAAATAAATAAATATGAATCAAGAACAAGAAACCAAAGAAAAAATTAATTTATTATTAAATGTAATAAATAGTACAAGAAAAATTCCTAAATTTACAGATGTAATTGAGGATAAAAAAAGAGTATCTAGAGTTACTGGTAGTGTAGAAATTAGTACACTAAATATTGAAGAATTTAATGTAATAAAAAATGAACTTTTAAAAGAATTAGGTAAATTATATCATTATTTAATAGCTAAAGCTCCAGAACCTCAAGTAACAGAAAATCCTGCACAAATTCCATTAGAATTTAAAGAAGAAGAAACTAAATCTGAATAATAATGACATTTACAAAAACATTAAAAACAATAAGTAGTCATTCACCTAATGAAATCTTAATTTATTCAAAACCTAAAATGGGTAAAACTGATTTAGTTAGTAGAATAGAAGATTGTGGAATTATTGAATTAGAAAAAGGTGCTGATTATGTTAATGGTTATGTTCATGATGTTAATAATTTAAAAGAATTAGATGCACTTTTAACTTGGTTAGAAACTGAAAATCCTTATAAATATATTGCTATTGATACATTAACTAGATTAGAAGAATGGTGTGAAATTGAAGGTACTTTAAATTATATGAATTCTACTCAAGGTAAATTATTTAATGTTGTTACTAAAGATCATGTAGAATTAGGTTTAGCTCCTTCAAGTGCTATTGGTAAGAAGTTTTCTCCAGATAAAAAAGGTTTTGAATCTGTACATACTTTAGGTCAAGGTTATGGTTATAGATGGTCTAGAGAATCTTTTCAAAAATGGTTTTTAAGAATTAAAGCTTTAAAATGTAGAAAAGTATTTCTAGCTCATATTAAAGATAAATTTATTGAAACTAAAAGTGGAGAACAAGTATCTGGAAGAGATATTGATTTAACTGGTAAATTAAAAAGTATTACAACTTCTTTTGTAGATAGTATTGCTTATTTACATAGAGGAACTGATGGTCATACTTATTTAAGTTTTCAAGCAGGAGAATTAGTAGCTGAAGGTAGTAGAAGTAAACATTTAACTGGTCAAGACATTCTCATTGGTGAATGGGATAAAGAAAAGAAAGATTATTCTAGTGTACATTGGAATAAAATTTATGTAGATTAATAAAATAATAACAAAATAAAATAAAACATGGAAGTAAAAGAACAAGTTGCAGTTGGTGAAGTAAAAAGATACACAGGTATTATTCCTTATAGAGTAGTAGCTTTAAATCCAACATTAGAAGAATTAAAAGGATTAGGATTTGATTATTTAACTCAAGAACCAGTTTATACAAGTGATAATGGTTTAAGATTAGATTTTATTTTAAGTAATCCGGAAGGTGTTACTGTTAATGGTGAAAATAGTGGACCATTGACTAATAAATTTAGTATTTTTATTGAAAATAATGATAAAGTTGCTGGTACAGGATCTTTAAAAGTTGTTAATGATTTATTACAATCTACTTGGAGTGCTGGAGGAGTAGAAGGTTTAAAACAAAATCCTAATATGTCTTGGTTTAGTCAAAATCATAATATTAGAGTTGCTAAAGTAGGTGAAGTAGAGTTATTAACATTTTTTAGAGTATTGTGTGGTTTATTTGCTGGTTCTAAAGATAAACAAGCTGATGAAGTTAAATTTAATACTTCTTGGTCTGCTATTGTTAGTGGTAATTTAACTGAATTACGTAAATATATAAATGATGCTTATAAAGCAGGTAATGGTATTAATTTTTTACAAGGAGTTAAATTAGTTGATGGAGGTAAAATTTATAGTACTTTATATACTAATCATTTTCAAAGTGCTACTAATAAAACTACTAAACAATTTTTGAAAGAATTAGCTGATTATACACCTAATAATTTTGATTATCAAGGTAGTTTAGAACCTAAATTATATACTGCATCTAGTACACCAACTCCTGAAGTAGCTGAAACTGCTACACAAAATTGGGAATAATTAATTATTATAGCTACACCTTTAATTAGGTGTAGCTGTTTATTTATATGGAAATTAAAAATCATATTACAAAGGAATTTATTTTAAGTAAAATAAGTGAAGAAGATATATTTAAAAAATATACAGAATTAGAAATAATTGGTAAGAAATTTAAAAGTCCTTTTAATAATGAAAGAACTCCTAGTTGTATTGTTTATTCAAATATGTTTTTTAATTGTTTTTCTTCAGGAAATAAAGGTAGTTGTTTTGATTTAGTAATGTTAAAATATGGTTGTACTTTTTATGAGAGTTTAATTATGATTTCTAATGATTTTAATTTATTTAATAATAAGTATAACACTACTGAATATAATCCTTTAATATTTGGAATAAAACCAAAAATTCATATAAATAAACAAACTGATATTAAAATAAAGTCTAAAGAATTTACTATTACAGGGTTAGAATATTGGAAACAGTACTTAATTACTTTAAAGACTTTAAATAAATATCAAATAAAACAATTAGAATGTTATTGGATTAATAATAACTTATATTTATTACATAATAATGATTTAGGTTTTGCTTATGATTTTTATAATTATAAATATCAATTATTATTTCCAAATAAACCAAAAGAATATAAATGGAATAGTAATACTGGTATTTCTGATTTACAAGGTTATAATCAATTACCTAAGTCAGGAGATCAATTAATTATTACTTCTTCACTTAAAGATGTAGCTTGTTTAAATGAAAATTATAACTTAATTAGTTTAGCACCTAAATCTGAATCAACTATTATTCCTGAACTTATAATAGAACATTTAAAATTAAGGTTTAAAACTATAATAATTTATTTAAATAATGATGAACCTGGTATTAAAGCTAGTAAACAATATGAAGAAAAATATAATTTAAAATGGATTGTTAATCCTATAAAATTAAGTAAAGATCCTAGTGATTGTATGAAAAATAAGCGAAAAAAAGAATTAACACAATTTTTATTATTTAATAATGTTATATGAAGATTTAGTTGAAGGAGAAATTTATTTTGATATTAAAGGTTATATATTTAAATATGGAAAAAGAATTAATGAAAACATTGGTTATGATTATTATATAGATTGTAGCAATGAATATTATAATGATAATATTCATAACGGTAATGAAGTAATAAATATTCAATTAGCTACTTTAGAACAACAACATTGGTTGAATGAATGTATAAAATTAAATAAATTTATAACAAAAGAAGAAGCTTTAAAAACATTATATAATATAAAAAATGAAGAAACTACAGTGAAAAAAATAAAAGAAATATTAGAAAAAATATATGTAGATAATGAATTAAGAAAAAATGTAATTCCATTATTTATAGGTAATCCAGGATTAGGTAAAAGTGTTATTATACATAATTTTGCTAAAGAAAAAGGTGTAGAAGTTGTAGAAATGATTGGTTCTACTTTAATGCCTCATGAAATTTCAGGAATTGCGATACCAGTACAAGAAACAGGTCTTATGACCTACTTTGACTTTGACAAGTTATTGGGAATGAAAGATGGAGATATATTATTTCTTGATGAATTATTGAATACTAACCCAATGGTATTAAATGCTTTTCTTACTTTATTAACAACAAGAAGAATGATTAGTGGTAAAAAATTACCTGATGTCATGATTGTAGCAGCTGCTAATAAACAAGGAGCAAGTATGTTAACACCTCAAATTAAAGAAAGATTTATATTTTATGATGTAAAATTTGATCCTTCTATGTGGGCTGATTATATGTTTGAAAAATATCAAATGGTTGATGAAGTTATGACTGATTTAATAACTTTAGTTCAAAATGAAACATTTTTAACTTCAGATACAAATTATTTTAGTCCAAGAAGTGTTGATAAAGCTGTAGATATGATAATTAAAGGTGTTTATACTCCTTATGAAGCTAAACTTTTACCTATTTTAAATAAAGTTATTGAAAATACTACAGGTGAAGTTATTAAATCTGCAAATGGAGTAGAATTATTACCAAATGAAAAAATATCTTGGTTAAAATTAAAAACAAAAATAAATGATAAAGTTAATTCAGAGTGATAAAGTACAATTACCAATTGTATATTTAGTTGAAACTCAAAAAGATTTAGAAACTTTACCTTTAGGTGTACCATTCATCAGAGGTAAAGAAAATGAATACAATAATTGTGTTCAAATGTTAGAATTTGAAGTACTTTGGAAAAGTATGATAGAAAGTAATTTCAAATTTAAATGGAAAGATATACTTGCTAGACATGGTTTTTATAATACTTGGAAATATGGTGTAGCAAAATCTTCTGGATGTCCTGAAATAACTATGTCTGATAAAGACTGGAGAGAAGCTGGTAAAGTTGATTCATTAATTATTGATGAAAATAATGAAATAGTAGATTGTTCTACTTTTCTTAATGAAATATCTTATAAAGTAAATATTGATGTTATTAAAGAATTAAAATTACTTCCTAGTTGGTTAGATGATATTGAAAAAGCGATTAGTGAAAATATTTTAAATAGTGTTACTTATAATCCTACTTTATATACTAAAAAATTAGGTTTACCTTTAGGAGGTGTTGAATTTAATACAGCTAAAAGAAATTTAATTATTATAGATATTTCAGGTAGTATTCCTGATGGAGTTGCTGGTACTATGTTAAGTATTGCTAAAACATTAGTAGAACAATTTTATGCTGATATAGTTATTACTGGTGGTAAAAGTGTTTTATATGAATATGATAAAGTAGATAAATTAGATACTACTAAAATGTTTAAAGAACTTGGTAGAAATAATGATCAAGCTTATTTTGTAAAACTATTATCAGAACCTAGAAAATATAAAACAGCTATTGTATTTGGTGATAATGATTATCCTGGTACAAAATGGTCCAAAGGTGATAAAGATATTGAAGTAAAAAAAGGTAAAGAATTATGTAAATGGGAAGTTGATGAAATAATTTCTTTTCATACACATGATCATAAAAGAATAGCTGGCTATGGTAGATGGTTTAAAACTACTAATGTAACTCATATAGATAATTGGGTTACTGATATGAATTAAATAAAATAAATTAATAATTAATAAAAACAAAAAACATGAAATTTTTAAAAAAAAGTGAAATTACATTACTAAATGGTGGTTATTTATCATCAGCAAAAGATGAAAGTCCAGTTAGTCATGATGGGTTTGTACAAGCTCAAAACAAAGCACATTATTTAGTTACTTTAGCTGCTAATTTAGTAGGTAAAAACTTTAAAGCTACTAAGATTGATAATTTTAATGATGTTGTTACTGAAACAGTAAATGCTATTAATAAAGCTAATGTAGTTAAGTATGCTTCTGATCCAACAAAACCAGAAACACCATTGAAAAATCAATTGGCTGAAGAAGCTATGGCTTGGATTAATTTTGATAAATCTACTTCTGTAGCTAATCAAGTAAATCAAGCAATGCAAGAATTTAATATTCTTAAAGATTTTGAAGATAATGGTTTATTCTTTAGTGAAGGTATTGTTAGATTAAATAGAATTTATACAGTAGCTGAAATTCAAGCAGCTGTTGAATCTATTCAACCACATTTAAATTCATAAGAATTTAAATAATTAATTAGGTAGTGAAAAATCCGCTTTAAATTACAAATACGTTAAAATCGTAAGTAAGCCTAATTTTTAAAATAATAATATGAAAGAAATATTAATAAAATTTGAAACAAAAAATCAAGCAAAAGAATTTTTAACTTGGTTAAGTAATTCTGGAGAACAAGAATTTTTTGAACAAGAAGAATATGCAGATAATGAAAATGATATTTGTAACAAATTTGAATATGATTATCAAAATAATATTATAAACGGATCTAGAGTATGAAAGAACAAATAGATAACACTGTAAATTATCTTAAAACTATAAATGCTAAAGGTTGTATAACAGGGTCAGTTATGCTTGGATATTTTGAAAATCAAGATATTGATGTATTTGCATACAATGAAAAAAGTTTTACTAAACTGTATTATACTTTAAGACTTAATCCAATGTTTCAAATATTGGAAAAATTAGAATTGTGGAAAGCTGATAGTTTTGAAGAAAGAGATTTTAACAGTAAAAATACAGGAGGAGTTACTACTATTAAATTGATGTATAACACATGTGTTCCTGTTAATATCATTTTAAAGAAAAATGCTACTAATATTTTTAGTGTATTAAGTTCTTTTGATATGGATATAATTTCAAAAGGTTATGATTTGGAAACTAAACAGTATTTAGACTTATCAGGTGATTCTCAAATTACTAAAATAGCTTCTATTAATAAATGGAATCCTGCTTTTTCAAGTAATGAAATATGGCAAATTCCAAGAGTTCTTAGACAATTGGAAAGATGTATCAAATATCATAAAAGAGGTTATAATACAGATAATGTAGTTTTAAAATATTTAGAATTAATTAATAAGTTAGAAGAATATCAAAGTATATTTAATTCTGAAGCTTTTAATGAAAGATTAAAAATCATACAAGAAAATGTAGCCGTATTAAAAGAAATTTGTAATTTATGGTTAAAAACACATGAAATATCTGATGAAGGATTAGTGTTATTACAACAAAAAATAAGAGAAATATAAAATGGAAAAACCAAAAACGATAGAAGAACTATTGAAAAGTATGCAGACTTTGTATAAACCTAAAGAAACTATAGATATTGCAGGTAAAAAATTACCTAATACTAGAGATACTTGGGATAGAATAGCTCATAAAGATAGTTTTAGTGAATTAGGATTTACTAATAATTCAGAAAAAGAAGAATTTTTAAAAGAATGGATTGAATCTAACCCTTATAATAATATCTAAGATGAAAGAAAAAATAGAACAATTTATAAAAGATAATCATCTTTCATTTGGTATAGGAAGAAGAAATTCTACAATTACTATACTTATAGGATATTCATTATTTTTAGGTATTGAAAAAGAATTTTTAAAAACTTATTTAGAAGAACAAATAAAAGCTGATAAATTTATTCAAGAAGAAATTGATAGATTATGGAGTTTTTGTGTAAGTAGTCACTATGAAAAATTCTGGTTAACTAAAGATGCTAAAAAAATTTATAAATTTTAGTTAATGAAACAATTATTATTAAATTGGTTACTTAAAGATATAAATAGATTTGAAGTTATTAATCATAATAATAATAAATATGAATTAGGTAGATGTGTAGTTCATAAAAAATCTTTATTTACTCAATATAATGAATTTCAAGTTAAAACTTCTTTACAAGATAATAGTAAAACTTTAAAAATATTTATATGAAAAGTTTTTTGCTTCATAAAAATCATCCAGTTATTAAATTTTCAATGCTTCCAGATAATGTATTTTTTGAAGGAGAATTACCAGGAGAAGATTATGCGTTAGCTGTTTGTCCTACAAATGAAAAAATGGTTGTAGTTGATGTAGATGTAAAAAATGGTAAAAATGGTTATGAAAATATTCCAACATTAATTCAAATGGAATTAGATAATACATTTAACTATAAAACAAAATCTGGAGGTGCTCATTATTTTTTAGGTTATAACGGTGATAAATTACTTAAAAATTGTGCAACAGAATATGGTTTAGATTTAAGAATAGGAGCTAATAAAAACACTGGAAATGCAGGTGGATACGTTAAATGGAATTATAATAAACATCCTAAAGAATGTATTCATCTTATTAAAGAGTCATCTGAAAGGATGAACAAATGGTTAGAGAAATTATTCTCTACAATAGAAAATAAATAAATTAATAAAAACAAATAAATAAATTAAAATTATGAAACAAATTACAATTAAAAAAAGTGTAGTAGCTGCTTACAAAGGTGTTGGAGTTACAGTAGATGTAATGGCTAAAAGATTTGGTATTACAACTAAAGAAATGAATGAAGTATTAGTTGGCTTTGGAATGAAAGCTGGAAGAACTAAAAAAGTAGCTACTTATGAAGTAGTTCCAGTAGATGATATGGCTGAAGATTTAGCTTCTACAACTGTAAATTCTACAGAAGCAGAAGTTATAGAACCTGCTATGTCAGAAGCTGGTGTTTAATTAAATTAATTAAAAATACCTAGTAATTAATTTTACTAGGTATTTATTCTATTTATAAATATGAAAGAAGAATTAATACAAGAAACGATAGTATATAAATATATAAATAGAACAAAATTAGCTGATGCTAGAAGAGCCACATATTATGAAAAAGGAAAAACTATACCAAAAAAATATCAAGATACAACTAAATATCATTTTAAACACAAAGGCTCTAAATTAGTTATATTTGATATTAGTACTAATGAACCAGTAATTAAAAATACTAAAACTGCTGGTAAAGAAAGAACTATTCCTATTAAAGGAAATGATTTTTATGCTGGATTTGCAAGTAGTTTTACAAGAATTAAAGTAGTAGAATCAATCAAAGGAGATTTTTTAAAATATTTTAATAAATTAAAAGAATTTAAATCTAGTGATTATCCTATTAGAATTGAATTTATTTATTTTGATTTGTTTAATGAAAAAACTATAGGTAAAGGAATTCATAAAAAGAATCAATCACAAGATTTAGATAATTTAAGATTTGCTTATGAGAAATGTTCACAAGATTTATTAACTAGATTAGATAAAATAGTTGATGATAAACTTACATTTATTCGTAAAATAAGTTCTGAATTTATACCTATAAAAAATCCAGAAGATAGACAACTTTATATTAGATTTTGGAAATACAAACCTGGTTATGAATTTAAAGATAATAAAATAATAAAATTATGAAAGTAGCTATAATAGATTGTGACTCAGTAGCTTTTAGTATTTTCAATGGTAATAAAGTATTAGATAGTGAAGGTAATCCCGTAAAAGTATTATCAGAAGCTGGTAATATGGTATTTCAATATACTGATAAAACAGAAGAAGAACTTAAACAATCTGCTGATGAAGTATTACATAGTATTTTAAGAAAAGGTGGTTTTACTCATTATCTTGGATTTATTAAAGGAGTTAATACTATTCAATATAAATTAAATGTTAATCCATTATATAAACAAAATAGAAATAAAGAATCTCCTAAATTTTGGAATTTTGTTAAAAACTATTTAATATTAAAATGGAATATAATTGAAGTTAATGATATTGAAGTAGATGATGCTGTAAATATTGCTAGATTAAATATACCTAATAGTTATATAGTTGCTATAGATTCAGATTTATTAGCTTTAGAAGGAACTCATTATAATTGGAGAAAAAATGAATGGTGTATTAATAATAAATCTGATTTTGAATTAAAATTCTGGACTGATGTAATTACAGGAACTCATAATAATACCAAAGGAATTCCAGGTAAAGGTAAAAAATATGTTGAAAAAAGATTAAAATATGATCCACTTATAGATATAGAATTTAATGAATTTTGTAGATATAGAGTTTTTTCTGATTATATTAAACATTTTGGAGAAAGAAAAGGTATAGAAGAATTTTATTCAAATTATATATGTTGTAGTATTTTAACTAATCATGAAGTATTTGAAAAAAGATTAAAAGAATTATATAAACCAATAATATATGAATAATGAAGTAATACAGGAATTTTTAAGTGGAGAAAAGAAAGGAATAAATAAAAGTA